TCATTGGGGTTGGGTCGCATAGCGGCTGATTTTGGGTTTGCGGGTTATTTGGAGCAAATTTAACCATGAATCGCTGAATTTGCGTTTTATTTGGCGAATATTTTTACCGGAATTAACGCCTGTTTTTTGGCGAAAGCCAAAAAGTCCGCGCAGATCGCCGGCTTCTCTATACGATGGATCGTCTATCAAGTTGATAATCAGCGTTGGCTGGTACACCAGTTGGCTCAAATTGATGATGGTGGTGGTATTTGTGCCTCCAATCACGGTGCCATCACCAAAAACACCGCCATTGATATTGATCGAAACGCCAACAGGCCGATGATCTGTCTGTGGCTCAGGCTCCGCACCTCCTATCTGTTCTTCCAATTTATCTTCCAGGACCTTTTGTCTATCATCCTTGCGGGCTGTCATGCTGCCTCCTTTTAGGCTGTTAATTTAAGAAAACTCATGCCTGTGTCTAGGCCGCCGCATAGTCATGCACACGCGGTTTCTTGCCTATTGTCCTTGTGAGCTATTGCGCGGCCTAGGCGACTAGTTTAAGGAAGCGCTCTACCGTGGCCGGCGTGGCTTGGGTTTCATCCAGCATGCAATATTCATACATTATCTGAATGGCCGCCGCTTTGCGGGCCGGCTCAAGCACCAGCCGGCGTTTAGACAAGGCTTTCTCCAGCATTTCGATCAAGTTTTGCAGTAGCGCATAATCGATGGGCGATGTTGGGACAGGCGCAGTCTGCTTGTTGATATAGGTGGCCAATTCCATTATTGCCGCCTTTGCAAGCGTGTTTTCCTCGCCGTCACTGAGCCACAGCAGTGTTTTAAAGCTATCGAACGTCTTTTTAGGCAGGGTAACGCCTACCTCGCTCACTATTGATTCAAGTAGCGCTTGCGCGGCTTGATACTCAGCGCAGAGTTTATGCGTTGCAGCATCTTGGCGGATGGCGGCCTCTGGGTCTCCACCTTCAGCCAGCACTTTATCGATCTCGATACGCAGGCCAGGCGGCAACTGCTTGGCGTCTTCCAGCAGCATTGGGCCTTCGCCTGTCATTAGCCAATTGGCGTTGATGCCCGCCTTAATAAAGCCTGTCAGTGACTTTGCTCCTGGTGGGCTTATATCCATCTCATAATTCTGATAAGTGCTAAAAGACACTCCAGATATGGAGCTAGCCTCTTTTTGGCCCAGTTTTTTTAAGGCTCTCCATTCCTTCAATCTTGCCCCGATAGTCATGAGCGCAATCGCGCGGCAATTGCGCTCATTCTGGTGATTTCATTGCGCTCGCGTGAGCACAATGCAAGTCTTTGATATACAAACGATTCCATAAAAACTCCATAATCCATGTTTTAGCCAATTGTGCTCATGAAAATTTATATGTTTTTGGTGTTGACTACTCCAAAATTTTGGAGTGTAATGTCTACGCCTTAGACATGAACAAACAGGACAAAAGCATGACCAATAAAGACCCAAAAAAAGCCAATCCCGAGGAAGAAATTTCCGTCGAGGATTGGCACCCTGCCGACATCGTTGCCGCCTTGCATAAGGCGGGTTGGACGTTGAAGGCTCTGGCGGAGGAACACGGTCTGACCACCAGCTCCACCTTTTCCCGCGCGATGATTACCAGTTATCCCATCGCCGAGCAACGCATTGCCGAGGCTCTTGGAAAGCATCCAAAAGAGATTTGGCCGAGCCGCTACTTAGAAAATGGCGAGGTCAAACCGCGCGGGTTTCGAGGCTTAAAGTTTAAGCGTTTCGCTCCCGGCGTCAATGTAAAAGATAAACGAGTTCGTGAACATGACGCGGCGTGAAGCGTTGACCGTCGATTTATTTGACGACCAATATCCGGTGCCGGTGGAACGCGGCAACAAACCCGGCTCGTTAGATATTGGCGCCGAGTTGAAGCATCTATTGAGCGACTTGATCAAGGCATCGCCAAAGTCGCGGCATCAGATTGCGGCGCGGATGAGTGAGTTGGTTGGGCATGAAATCACTAAAACTCAGTTGGATACCTGGACGGCGGAAAGCCGCGAGGGCTGGCGGTTTCCGGTGGCGTATTTGCCGGCCTTGGAAGCGGCCCTGGAAACACATGAGTTATTGGCCTGGCTGGCGGATATTCGCGGGGCGAAGTTGTCGGTAGGGCGCGAGGCGTTGGAGGCTCAGCTGGGCAAGTTGAGCAATATGAAAGAAGAGCTTCGTAAGCAGGAACAGGCACTTAAGAAGTTATTGGGGGGAAGGTGATGAAAATCAGCGATAGATTCCGCGAACTGCGCAAGGTATGGCAATGAGCGAGATCGATAAAAACAGGTATGCCGATGCCGAGGAAATTGCGGCAGCGATAGGCAAAAGCCCACAAACTGTACGCCGCATGGCGGACAAAGATAACGGCAATTGGGTCTATAAGCCGGAAAAAATCAGAGGCACCGAGAAAAAATGGTTCCTGATCTCCAAGCTGCCTACCGAGCATCAGGATGCAGTAAATTTACAACGTATAAAAAGGAAATATCTCAATGAACCATGCGAATCAAACAGGCAAAACACCATTAACGGCACACAAGCCCCTATTAACAGAGGGGATGACAGTGGAATGTTGGGCAATGCTTCAGGAACTGAGCTTGTATCAATTTCGAGCGCTGACCTGGATATTAGCCAACGAGGAACAGCGGAGTGTATCCAGTCACCCGGAGTCGGACGAAATGGAGGGGTTTTCCAGAGGCGAGGCGAAATCGTTGGTGGAGGAACTGCGACTGGAAGAAATGGGGCTGATCAATCTGGCGCCGGACCTTTATTGGACACTGACGGAAAAGGGGCTATTGGCGATCAGCTTTTGGATGCACCTGATACATCAGGACATTCAGGAGGCTCTGGAAAGAACGAAATCACAGTATTGACAGTAAAAACCACCGAAAAACAACGCCTCACCGACGGTGCGCGCCAGTACATCCTGAACTTTGTCGAGCAGTTTCCGGGCTCCGTTGAAAAGGCGGTGGACTTTATCAATGCTGGGTTTCAGGAGAATACGTTAACCCTTGATATGCGGGACGCCGTGCTGCTTTGCAACGCTAAGGTCAATGAAAAAAGGCTGGGTAAGCTATCGAAAAGCACCGTCGAGAAATGGCAACGCTTGCGCAATGATACCAACAGCTGCATCCCCAAAAAAACCCGCACGGAAACCGATTGGAAAACGGTGTGGTGGCTGCCTGTGTTTCTGGCTTGTTATCGAAAACCACAAAAGCCGACGCTTAAAGAGGCGCATCGTGAGTTTGCCAACGATTGGGAGGCGCACGGCTTTACCGAGAAAGTGCCGAGTTATGACGCGGTGTTTCGACTGAGAAAGAAAATTCCGGCCTTGGTGCTGGAGTGGGGCCGCTCGACCGGTTCCGAATACAAAGCCTATCAGGCGTTTGTTCGCCGCGATTGGTCAAACATGAGCAGCAATGAAGTGTGGGTGGGCGATGGTCATAGTTTTAAGGCCAAAGTGCGTCACCCGGATAAAGAGCGGGTTGCTTTCGCGCCGGAAGTGACGCTGATCATTGATGCGGCGAGCCGGTTTATTGTGGGCTGGGCCTTTAGCCTTTCAGAGAACCAGATAGCCGTTTCCGAATCACTGGGCAACGGCATGACCAAATACGGGAAGCCGCTGGTTTATTACAGCGATAACGGTTCCGGCCAGACGGCAAAAACCATCGATTGCCCAGCCGGTGGGATGCTAGCAAGGCTTGGGGTTCGACATGAAACAGGTATCCCCGGTAACCCGCAAGGGCGCGGCATTATCGAGGGGATTTGGGACATTACCATGATTGCAGTCGCTAAAAAATTACCGACCTTTCAGGGTACGGGCATGGATGGCGAGGCAATGCGCAAGAATACCGTTGCCATCAATAGCGCAAAAACCAAGGGCGAGATACCGGAGTTTGTAACGCCGTGGAATGAGTTTAAACGGCTGTGCGAAGAGCGAATCCATTGGTACAACACCCAGCATAAGCACAGTGCGTTGGGCGGTAAGACGCCTGCCGAGGTGTATCACTCAAAGTTTGATGATAGTTGGGCTTGTCATTTGAGCGATGAAGAAAAAGCCACACTGTACCGGCCGTTTAAAGAGCGGATGCCAAGCCGCGGCGAAGTGCGCTTCCTGAACAATATCTATTTCAACAAAAAACTGCTTGAGCTGCCCGCCAAAACCAAGGTGCGGATGGCGTTTGATTTGCGCGACCCAAGCGTCGTATGGATCAGCGATTTACAAGGGGTATTCATCTGCGAAGCGGTTTGGGACGGCAACAAAGTAGCCGGTTTCCCTGTGTCAATGATGGACGACCTGAAGGAAAAACGGAAAGTCAGACAGAAAAAAAGCCTTCAGGAAAAGATCGATTTAGTAGATATGGAAGACGGAACAGTCATCGACGGCGAAGTTTTACAGCGGGTGGAATACATGCCGGCCGAGACCTTGGAACCGCTAAAGATCGTGCAAGCCGATTTTAGCCAACAACAACCGGAGGAAGAGCGACTGAGCTATGTGGAAACGATGAGACGTTTGATGGACGACAGCCGCAAGGCCGTAGGGGAAGAGTAACCGCTCGATAGCGCCAACTGCCGAGCGGCTTTGAACAACAACTTTCAACAAAAAGCACGGAGATTATAACGATGAAACTGAATTACGTACAAACCAGCAATCACGACGCCTTTATGGCCGCCGTTAAAGCCGTGGAAACCGGCGCGGCCCGCGAGGCGATGGGCATCTTGGTGGCCGGCGAACCCGGCGCCGGCAAGACCCGCACCGTTGACCATTTTGGCGCGGAACGCAACGCCATCTATGTGGAAGGCTTGCCGGGCATGACCATGAACTATGTCCGCGACCTGCTGGCGTATGAGTTGGGCATCGGCGACCTGAAAGGTTTTGCCTTGCAAAAAGCGATTAACGAGGCGATGGCGCAACGCCGCCAGCCGATCATCCTGGATGAAGCGCAGCACGGCCTGAACGACAAAGCTAACGTCATTGAGTATTTGCGGCGCATTGCCGAACAGGTGGGCGTGTTGCTGATCCTGGTTTGCCACACCTCGGAAAAGCACCGCTTTGCCGAGCATAAATTGGCGCACATCGCCACCCGGATTAGCGCGGTGGTGGACTTTAAGCCGGCCAACTTTGCCGACACGCAGCTGTATTTGCAGCAGCTGTGCGAGGTGAAGGTTGACGACGGCATCGCCAAGCTGGTGTTGGACCAGTCTCGGGGCCGGTACCGGCTGATGGCGTCGGCGGTTTCGACGCTGGAAACGCTGGCGGTGAGGCTGAATAAGTCGGCGTTGGTTGAGGCGGATGTTAAGGGTTATTTGCTTTGCGAGGATGCGATGCGGTCGTTGCGGAAGGGGGCGAAATGATTGAGGAAAAAATCACCTGGGTCAGTGTTGATGAACAGCTGCCAGATGACGGAATTACGGTATTGGCATGCGCTCCGTCATGTGATTCTCCGGTTTGGTTTGGGTTTCACGAGAATGATGATTGGTTCGATGTGGATGGATGGCCGATGTTCAGCGCTGTAATAACGCATTGGGCCGAGATGCCGGCGGGCATTCCCGATATACGCAAATCCGCTGGTGATGGAGCCGTAATCAATGGCTAAACGGAAAGGCAAGCCATCACCACGCACCGTGACCATTGGCCTGCGGGCCAAGGCTTGGTGGGTGCTGCGGAAGAATAAGAGCATGACGCTGGCGGAGATCATGCTGACGGTGTGCGATGGCAGCGAGAAAAATGCCGAAAGCAATTTGCGCGGCTGGCTGAACAAGCTGTCCTGCGCCGGGATGCTGACCCGACGCCGGGAGCCGGACGGCAAGCTGACCAGCAACGGCAGCTATCGCTATACGCTGGTTAAGGACTTGGGGCCGAAAGCGCCGGTGGTTAGGGCGTTGGCGAAACAGGTGTTTGATCCGAATAGCGGGAAAACGGTGAGTTATAGCGTTAATGGTAATGACCATGACTGACCTAATAACGGCCTTTAAAGCCAAGCGCGACGAGATCGGCACCAAGGCGTTATCGGATGCGCTGGGGATTAAAGACAGCGCGGTGCGGATGGTGGCCACCGGCCATTACCCCAACCCGGACAACATCCTGAAGAAGTTTGCCCAGCATTACATCGACGTGGTGGTGTGCCCGCATGCACAGCGCGCAATCGAGCGAACCGACTGCAAAAACCGACATACAGCCCCGCGCCCGTTTGGCGGCGCGGCAAAAACCGCCTGGTGGGATGCCTGCCAGGCCTGTGAACACAAGGGGTAAAAATGAAATACATCATCGTTATCGAAGATACCGAGCAAGGCGTAAGCATCCGCGCCGATCTGCTGCAAACGCCCAACGAGGCCGCCAGCGGGCATGCGGAATCGGCTGCCATCGAGCTGGGCGGCTTTTTAACCAACGCCGCCGAAGTCTGGGTGGCCACGCAGCATATGGATATGCCGCAAACCCAGGCGTTTATTCAATCCGTTACCAACAAGCCCACGATTAACTAAAGGGGGAATCATGGCCGCAACGCAAGACGATATGACCGAAATAACCAAGCATAACAGCTACGCGGACTACCTGTTGACCAAGGTCAACGCCCAGCGGGAGCACATGAACTATCTGCAAGCCGAGCTGCAGTATGCCAAATCGGATAAATGGGCCTATTGGGCGGCGATTATCGGCTTGGCGGCGGTGGTGGCGGTGATGTGGGCCAACTGGCCGGCGGGTGGATCATGAGCCGGGATACGCTGATCGATAACGTGGAAATAGCCAAGCTGGGTGGTGTCGCGCATTCGTATCTGGTCATTGGCATTGCGCAACTGCCCGACTTTCCCGGCAGCGTCGCCAAGCGGCTCAATACCAAGCTTTATAGCCGCAAAGCCACATTGATATGGCTGAAAACACACGACATGGCCGCCTGCCTGCGCGAGATAGCCCGAAAGCGCTATCGCAGCATGAATGAAACGGAATCGATGCTGGTGGTAGCCAAACTGGACAACCAAGCCGCGCAACAGTTTTTACGCGGCGATTTCGCCGGGCCCAGCGAACGCCATCGAATCGAAATGAAAAAACTCGTCGCCCGTCATTATGGCGGCGGCCAGAGACAACGAATAACCGTCCGGCCGGACTGGATGACTGAATAACAAAACTGGAGAACCCATGACCGAAAAAACCATTATCCCGGCCGGCTATCGCGCCGACAGTTACGGCCGCTTAGTCCCCGAGGATGCGATTAAGCCATTGGATTTGCTGCGGGACGATACCGTCGCCGCCATCATTCACGCCGCCTCGGGCGTGCAAGAGCAAATGCGGGCATTCAAAACCCAAGCACTGGCCGACATAGCCGCCTTTGTGGCGCTGTCCGCCGAGCAATACGGCACGAAATGGGGCGGCAAAAAAGGCAACCTGTCCCTGGTCAGTTTCGACGGCAAATACAAGGTGTTGCTGGCCGTGAGCGATAGTCTAGCGTTCGACGAGCGCTTGCAGGTTGCCAAAACCTTGATCGATGAATGCATTCACGAATGGGCGGCAAACAGCAACGTGGAGATTCGTACTCTGATCGAGCATGCCTTTCAAACCGATCAGCAAGGCAACATCAATACTGCCCGAATCTTTGGGCTGATGCGGGTAAAGATCGAGCACCCGAAATGGCGGCAGGCCATGGAGGCGCTGAAGGATAGCATTCAGATTACCAGTACAAGTCAGTATTTGCGGTTGTACGAGCGGGTTGGCGATACCGATAAGTACAGCCAAATTTCCATGGATATTGCGGGGTTATAGCGATGAGTAACAAGCCTAATTGCGATTGCCTGAATGAATGCGGTGACGATCCAGATATTTGCCGTAAAAAGGTCAACCCTTGTCAGCAACATGTTAAGCACCTGGAGCACATTCGCCATCGGCAAATCGACCAAGAAATCGAATCATTACGTTTAGGTGAAAAGCTGACGGATCACGTTATCGGTAAAGCCGCCGAGGTCATGGTTCACGCGCATAAACGCACCGAAACTATGGTAGAGGCCATCAACGAAGTCCATTCGCAGTTCCCTGAACTCGCATTCAGGCACTTGGCCTTGTTGTGGATAGGAATAAATGTGGGGTATTGGGCATCATGAAAACCGAACAACAAAAAGCCCTGGACAAGATCAAGAAATGCCTGCGCCTGGCTGGCAGCAACAACCCGAATGAGGCGGCGGCCGCTATGCGCCAGGCTCAGGCCTTGATGGAAAAATTCAACGTCGATATGGATGACGTGGCCGCCTCCGAGGTCAGTAGTATCGGCAAAAATGCCACGGTCAAAACCAAGCCGACTAAATGGGAATCAGGGTTGGCGACCATGTGCAGCAATGCATTCGGTTGCCGGGTGCTATTCGTCTCATTTAGCTCGGTATTCAATGCGCAATGGCGTTTCATCGGCTGCGGATCCGCGCCGGAACTGGCCGGTTATGCGTTTGAAGTCTTACTGCGCCAGCTCAAAAAAGACAGGGCGGCTTACATTCGTACCGCCCTGAAACGCTGCGGCCCGGCTAATAAAACCGCGCGGGCGGATACGTTTTGCCTGGCCTGGGTATGGAGCGTGCACGAAAAGGTTGCGGCATTGGCGCCGAACGATAAAACCGCCAATGCCATTGCCGCCTATATGGCGAAACATCACCCCAGCACCTCCGATCTAAAGCCGCGCGTCAATAACGGCAAAACCACGAGTAACGCCCGTTGGAACGATATGACTGCCGGTGAACGCGCCGGCCGTAATGCAAACCTTAATCGCGGCGTTGACGGAACCGCCGCCGCGCCCGGATTGGAGCATCACCCATGAGCAAGCCATATACCTACACCAACCCCAAGCATGCCCAACGCCGCCATGCTGCGATCGGCAAGATACACATCGGCAAAACCCAGCTGGGTATGGACGACGAAACTTACCGCGCCATGCTGTTGACCATCGGCGGTGTCAAGTCCAGCAAGGATTTATCGCCGGAAGGCATGGATAAGGTGGTCCGGCATCTGGAGAAATCCGGCGCGGTGTTTACCAAGACTACAAAGAAAGCCGGCCGCAAGCCGAACAACCTGCCCAGCGCATCGGATCGGGCCGGAAAACTGAGCAAGATCGAGGCGATGCTGGCCGAGGCAGGCCGGCCTTGGGAATATGCCGGCGCCATGGCCAAGCACATGTACAAAAAGGACAAGCTGGAGTTTTGCGACCATACACAGCTGAGCGGGATTATTGCGGCGCTGGTGAAAAATGCGGAGAAGGAAGGAAGGCGGGTGAGATGACATTAACCAAGCACAGTCTTCAAGAACTAAAAAACTTGGATTACCGGCCAATTCCAACGTGTTCTATTAATCCAGGCGTTGTAAACAAACTGATAAAAGAAGGATTTGCGAAGAATGTTTATCTAAAAAGTCCGTTTCCTTCCCATAAAGGCGGCGATTGTTCTCATTTAGAAATCACCGAGAAAGGCCGGGAGTTCTTGGAAATGGGAGGAATAAATGCAGCCTACTAAACAACAATGGGATGAGGTTAAATCTAGGCTGTCTTCACCCTTCGGCAGCGTCTATTTGCGTTGCGATGGTTATTTGATCTGCGCGCAGGTGATTCAGGAAAAAATGAAGTTGCAAATAGCTGTTTACGTTAACGGCTATATCAAAGGCACTGATATTTGGGGCGGTAAAGAGACGACCGTCGGTGACATGCCGGAGATTTCAAAGCGCTTTTATTTCCTGAAAAAACGGCTAGTCCCTGTTAAACAACAAGCGATTAATATCAAGATATGGGGAAAAAAGGATTGCAAGGATAAGGGCTTCAATGATGCCTTTTTGCAAACCATTCCCTGGTTCAATAACCCCGGCACATTCATTGCCCACATCAAAAAGCATAACGAGTCGATAGAAGTGCTGGATTATCCCGCGTATCAGGCGGCTAGAGATGCGCAAGCGGAGGAAACGGCCGATGCAACTGAATAGATGCCCAGTCTGCCACACCCGCATCAGCCTGGACGCACTGGCGCAAGACGAGGCCGGGCGGGAGTTGCTGGGGATATTGTCGAAACTGGATACCGATGCCGGTACCGCCTTGGTGGGCTATTTGGGATTATTCCGTGCCGTTAGTCGCGATCTGGCCAACGATAGGGCGTTAAAACTGGCCCGCGAGGCGTTGGGGTTGGGGTCTTTGTTAATGGTTGCCAAAGCCATGCGGCAAACGGTGGAAAGCGTGCAAGCCAAGGGCGGCAAGCCGTTGACCAATCATAACTATCTGAAACGGGTGCTGGAGGATGTCAACGTAGTTCCTGCCGACGAAACTGGTTTGATTTTGCCAATGCCGCCCGCATTTGGACCTAAGCAGGGTAAAACCAGCAAAACCGCCCAAGCCCTGCAAGCCCTGGAGGATTTCGGCAATGGATAACGCGACCGAAATCGAATGGCTACGCAAGGCCATCGGCAAAGGCTTGATGGGCTTGGTGGTGCTGCATCTGGAAGGCGGCCCAGGCGCGGAAACCGTGCAACATACCGCCGGCGTCTGGTATCACGTCGCCAAAAGCTGGCCGATTGGCTGGGACGAGGCGCTGGACGGGCCGCGCTTGCGGTCGGCATTTACCGCGCTGGCCAGCCAGTCGCCACGCTGGCCCAGCCCCAGCCAGTTGCGGGCGTTGCTGCCGTCGCGGGTTTATCCCAACGCCGAATTGCCGGAACCGGATTATCCGAAAGCCAAAGCCGCCGCCAATCGTGCCAAGATCAAGTTTTTACTGAATGCGGCGTTTCGCATGCAGGAATTGAAAGCCGATTTTGCACGGTTGGAAGCCGCGTATCAAAAAGCCCCGACAGAAGAAGCGCTGGATAAATTGGCCGATCTGCAAATCGAGATCGACAAACTGCAAACCCAAATCGACGAGGCCCAACAGCCATGACTGCCCCGCTGCCCCTGCAACTGCTACCCGCCAGCCTGCAACAAATCGCCGAATATTGCGGTGAGGATGTGATGTGGAAAATCTGGAGTGCATACGGCGGCGGGCATTTGTCGGTTCCTGAGAAAGCCACGCCGGAGCATCGTCTTAGTGAGTTGCTGGGCTATGCCGCCGCCTGCCAGTTTTGCCAGATATTTGGCGGTGAATTAATGAACATACCCAACGCCGCCGCAGCCGTGCGGGCGGTTAGAAACGAGCGCATCCGCCAGGCACGCAATGCCGGCGAAAGTAATTTTAGCCTGTGTCGTCAATACGGCCTGACCGAGCGGCAGATTATCAGCATCTGCTCGCAAGGCGAGCCGGTGCAGGTGAATCTGGATTTATTTGCATAACGATTTTTCATTTACGGACTAATTCAATGTTTTATAAAAAACTTTACACCACCAAATCTGCAACCTTCATCGCCGAAACTTTTATCTTAAGCGCGGCGGCTTTGTTTATTACGAACGCCCTAGATATTGCCATCACAGTCATTTCAATTGGTGAATTCGATAAAAAGGCTTTTATCTACACTTGGGTGTTTTGCATGCTTTTGGCATGGCTTGGATATGCATTGAAGTTATTAATTGCCATTTATCTCAATACATACCAACAACGCTAACCGATTTTTCAACCCACGGAGTAATCCCATGAACCATAAAGACCTTGTAAACCACCTAGCCGATGGTGCAGCTGTCACCAAAGTCGGCGCCGATGTCATACTGAAAAAGCTGGCTGAAGTAATAGCCGCCGAGCTGGTCAGCCAGGGACAAATCACCCTGCACGGCATCGGCACCATTAGCGTGGCCGACACCGCCGCCCGCAAAGGCCGCAACCCGGCCACCGGCGAAGAGATCGACATCCCGGCCGGCAAGCGCATCAAGCTCAAGGCCGCCAAGGCGTTGAAGGATGCGGTGGCGGGGTAAGCCACCGGCCTCGTGGGCACGAACACCGTGCCCACCCTACGGTGAATTTTCACAATTAATGGCTATACTCGGCAGTTTTCAAAAAGGAGCGTGTATGAAGAAGAAAGTGATTTTGGCGGCCCTCTGCTTGTCGGCCATGGGATGCAGTACCAATATGCGTTATCCCAATTGGGAATATGTGCGCTTGGAATTCACGGTGCCGGATGCCGGCTGCGTGTACAAAATGCAGGAATCTTGCAGCCAACCCGGAAACCAGTGCATGGATTGGTATAAGCAGCGGGCTACAAAATACCAAGCCAATACCGTTGTGATTACCAGCAAAGAAAATCAGCAGTTTTTTGCCGCTAGCGGATTTACCGGCAATGCCAAGGGCGGTGAAGTGAGCAATTCGATTGCCGAATATTACGCTTGCAACGGATCTAAAAATATTCAGCCAGCGGCTAAAAATTGACAAGCCCCACGCCGAGAGGCTAATCTGATTGGGCACTGGCAAAATCCAGTGCTCGGGATTGGCGTCTCGGAATTACACGGCACATGGCCGCATCATGCGGTTTTTTTATGTGCATCGCTTCAGCTCTTCATTATGTCGGGCTGGGCAGGCCGCCGCAAGGCGGGCCGGTTCTCGTGTATCCGGTACGCCAACCTGTTCAGTCCGGCACCCATGATTTGGCGTCATGCTGCCGGGTAATCCATCATTACACGAGAAACATCATGAACACTCAACTTATACCCGTCGCTTTTTTGAGCGACACGCTGTATCTGATCGATAATGACAATCAGCCTTTTACACCAGTAAAACCCATTGCCGATGCACTTGGTCTAAGCTGGGCCTCACAAACAGTAAAGTGAATAACAAAGGCAAATCTTGGGGTGTTGCGATGATCGAAACACCTACTCCGGGCGGCACTCAAGCAATGCTAGCAATGCCGCTTCGCAAGCTGCCTGCTTATCTTTATAGCATTGATCCTCGCAAGGTTAAGCCGGAAAGCAGGGAAAAGGTCGAACGCTACCAAGCCGAATGCGACGATGTGCTGTGGCAATACTGGTCCGAAGGTCATGTCAGTCAATCATCCAATACAGCCCAGCTCGCAGGCTTTATTATTCCCGATCTGGACAAGCCATTAACGCTGGATCAAGTTCATGCCTGCAAGGCATTGTTGAATACCGCCACAAAGAAGCTTGGCAAGGCTAAGGTGGATATCACCGTTGAAGAACTTGAGAAATATGAGAAAACCCGCAAAAAACAGCAATACAACTTGATTTGCGACATGGTCAGATGCGGCATGACACGTGACCAAATTTCTGACGAACTTGGAATTACCCGTAATCATGTGCGCCAGATTATTTTTCACGCCAAGAGAAAATGTGATTTGACTGCTGCGGAGGGTTTGGTATGAACGTCATCGAATTCCCCCGTAGCGCCGCGAGGCCAAAACCCTTGATGGCACCCATCGCGGAACTGGACGCGAAGCCCGAAAAGCTGGACAAACAAACCTTGCTGATTGTGAACCTGGTCATGGAGTTGATGGCGGTTCGCGAGCAGGCAAGGCGGGATTTTCCGCGTTAATTTTCCATTCAATAACAACAAAAAAGGCCGGTTTCCCGGCCTTTTTCTGTTGCGCTTAAACGATGTGCGGATCGTCTTTGTAACCGTCGCTTACGATGCTTGCCATCTGCCTTGGTGTGAAGGCTTTGGTATTGGCTACGGTCAGCGGCACCACAAAACCCGGTCGGGTGCTGAAACGATTGAGGCGTTTGAGATCGGCGGCGGATACAGCCAAGATTGCAGGGATCGCCTGCTTTTGGATGGTGACCGTTTGCCGATCGATGCGGACCTCATCGCCCGCCGCCGACTGGGCGGCGACGGGAAACAGGAAGAAGGCGGCAAAGATCACCGCCCAAAATAATGCGATTGTTTTTTTCATTTGAACTCCTTATGCTTAAAAAGCCAGGCCATTTTCACCGCAGACGATAAAGCGTGGATTAGGAAGGGCTTCACATTCTTCGCTTGATCACCCTCCCGTAGACTTTCCAAAACCTTGGAGAGTCTATGCACGCCGATAACCCCACTACTGTTTCCACTGCTTGCGTCGACCTGATCGCGCGCTTCGAAGGATTGCGTCAATCGGCTTATCTTTGTCCGGCCAATCGGCTGACTATTGGTTGCGGCCATGTATTGCTGCCCAAGCACGATTGCGGTTTATTCAATATCTCATCAGACGTGCTGGCACAAATGGTAAGCGAATGCCAAAGCCGCAGTGTATTAACTCAGCATGCGCAGGTGGTATTGCATATCAGCCGTGATCAAGTGCTTGCATTGCTGAGCCGCGATGTTGCGCAAACCGCTTTATTCCTGAGCTCAGTCACCCCCGTCAAACTCAATCAAAACCAATTCGATGCGCTGGTCTCGCTGATTTTCAATATTGGCCAGGGCAACTATGCCACCTCCACCCTGCGCAAAAAGCTGCATGCCGCGGATTACGCCGGCGCCGCCGCCGAGTTTGATAAGTGGGTGATGGGTACGGTGAACGGCAAGAAACAAAAACTCCCCGGTTTAATCACACGCCGCGCCGCCGAGCGGGCTTTATTCGAGAGCAACCATGCCTAATCCATACCATTTCATTGCCCATCATCCGAATGTCGAGTTTGTTCGCCGGCAGCAGTGCTTATCTGAGCATCGTTTATTGGTCGCCGAGGACGATGTAGTGTTTTATCGGAAGCGAGCCGAATACTGGCGGAATGCCGAAAAAAAGGCCGTTAGTACGGCATTGTTTGATTTGATGAACAGCGGCATCTCCCATCGCCGTTATTTGAAATTTATCCGCTCCTTGGAGGCGTAATGGACAGCAAGCACATTCTTAACAGCCGAACCTTCTGGTTCAACATCGCCGCCGCCGTACTGCCGTTGCTGGCGGATAACCTGGAGTTGGTCCGGGATTATCTGCCGAGCTGGGGTTATCTGGGCTACATGTGCCTGGTATCGACCGGCAACGTCTACTTGCGCACCATCACCAGCGCCCCGGTGAGACTGAAATGAGCGTTTATCTGATTCTGCTGGGGTTGATCGTGGTGCTGGGTTTGCTCAATGCCATCCTGATCTACCGCAACCGGCTACAGCACCAGCAGCACACCGCCGAAATTCAAAAAACCATCACCGAAGCCGTGCTGTCGCAAGCCACGCACCGCGAGCAGCTGGACAAAAATCTGGAAGAGATTCATGAGAAACATCGCGAAGAAACCATTATTGAACGCGCCCATTTGGCTGATCGTTCCTATCTTGATAATGACTGGGGCGGCGTGTCAGACGCCGGCGCCGGCTACGTCGCCCCAAATAGCGCCGCTGTCGCGTCCGAGCCGGCCAGCGTTGCCGGCGATAACAGCCAGCGAGTTGGCCTGTCTGAGTGATGACGCCAATGGCCGCCTGGCCGAGCGTAACCGCCTGCAACGCCAATACGCCGAGGAACTGGAAGTGATTGTCGATTCAACACGGACGCCAGCTGCTGGCAATGGAACGCCTGAACATGAGTGATTTAAGCGCCTTGCTTGTCCCCGACGAGCATATGAACGAGGACGATAAAGGCTTATATGCCGAGCAATTCAACGCCGATCTGGCGCTGTTGCAGCATCAGCAACGCACGGCGATCGATCCTAATGCGGTGTCGCTGGAATGGTGCGACGCCTGTGGCAACGAGATACCGGAGGCGCGGCGGAAAGCGGTGCCGGGTGTTGAGCTATGCATTGATTGTGCTCGCGAGGAAGAGCTTAGGGAGAAACAAGGGCGATGATTATCGAATGGATAAAACTGGGGCTGAGCGTTCTTAGCTTGTTGGTGAGTGTTGGCATGTTTATTTATATCCGCATCGACAGGCGCGACAGGGCCACCACCAAATCGATTGAAGATTTGAAAGGCTATGTGAATGCCAAGTTGGACGACAAATGTACCCGAATCACTCGTCTTGAAGAGGTGGTTAAAAATACCCCGAACCATAAAGACTTAGGGAAAATTTACGATGAAATCCGTAAACAGTCGGATGCCATTTCGGATGTAGACAAGACGGTTAGTAAACTGGTTGGCGCGTTTGAGCCGCTGGAAAAGCTAGTGGTTAGGATGGATACATTCTTGAGGGATCACCAATAATGGCTATCCACATCGCCCCGTTAATGCTGCATGTAAGGTGTTATCCGGATACGGTGGATGTGGATAAGCCGATGTGCGAAATGTCCGGCGGCTATCGGTATCACATGGTAGTGCTGATTAACGATCTGGGCATTGCCCGCTTGGAAGGGTTGGACGGCCGCGTCAGCCATCGGGATCGGCGGGAACTGGCGAACAAATTGCGGGGCTATGGCGTGCGGCGCGTGGAATGGCGGCATCACGATATTGAGAAACATCATAATCTGGAGTAACACATGGAGTACAACCAACACATGACCGCCAGACGGCGGTTATCCATTTTAGAGATTTTGAGCAACGTGCCGACGGTCACGATGCATGAATTCGATATAAAGCGAACACTAGCCGACGACAAACAAGCCGTCGATACCGAGAGGCTACGCGAAGACCTGCGCTGGCTTCATTCGCGCAATATGGTGCTGGCTACCCAGCCCGGCGGTGTATGGCATGCGACGTTGACCGCTAAGGGCGACGACGCCCGGCAGGGGTTTATTAGTGAAGACGGGTTGGCTCGGCCGGAGTTGAAGTAATGCCGCCGCGTAGCGCCGTCGCCACATTACCTGACGAAATGTTAACCGCACTCAATGCCAAACTGATCGATGGCGGTTTTAGCGATTACGTCGGCATTGCCGCCTGGTTGAGCGAACAGGGCTATCAAATCAGCAAGACCAGCGTGCATCGCCACGGTTCCGATCTACAAGCCAAGATGGAAAAATCCATGTCCCGTGCCCGCGAGCGCATGGAAATCGCCAAGGCCTTGCGCGGTGCATCCGATGAGGATAAGGCGGCGCTAATGGAGGCCAATGAGATGGTGGCTATGGATCAGATTATGGACATGTTTGAGTCGGCCAGCGTCATGGACATAGGCGATCGGATGAAAGCCGTGCCCAAACTGGTCCGCGCCATCGCCGACCTGAACCGTAGCGCCATTGGCAGCGCCAAGTGGAAAAAAGAATTTGAGGAAGAGGCAGAGCGCAAAGCCAACGAAAAAGCCGCGCAAGCCGCCACCAGCGCGGCCAAGGCCGAAGGCGTGTCGGAATCCGGCATTGCCCGCATTCGTGAAGCCCTGGGCATGGCGGCGTAATGGACGACTGGCTGACGCTTGAACGGATGAATCGCATAGTGCTTTCCGGAAAAGTAATCTCTATTACGGCCTGTCTGCTGGTCATCTTCGCCGAAGAAATTAGGGCGTTAATTTATGGCTAATGCCCGCATCATCCCCGCTAATCCCGACGCCATCTTCCTGCCGTTTCAAGAGAAATGGATCAAGGATGATTCGCGCCTGAAGGCGATGGAAAAATCCCGCCAAATCGGCGTCAGCTGGTCGACTGCCTATAAAGCCGACGAACGCACGGCGATGGTGGGTCAGCGTTGGGATCAATGGGTATCCAGCCGCGACGACCTGCAAGCCCGGCTATTCATCGAGGATTGCAAGATGTGGGCCGGCATCCTGCAAATTGCCGCCGCCGACCTGGGCGAAAAGGTCATTGACGAAAAAACCAAATTAACGGCCTATGTGCTGGAGTTTGCCAGCGGCAAGCGCATACACAGCATGTCATCCAACCCGGACGCGCAGGCCGGTAAACGCGGCGGGCGTATTCTGGATGAGTTCGCCCTGCATCCCGACCCGCGCAAGCTGTGGTCGATCGCCTATCCCGGTATTACCTGGGGCGGCTCGATGGAGCTGATCAGCACCCACCGGGGCAGCCATAACTTTTTCAACCAGCTGATCCGCGAAGTGCGCGAGCACGGCAATCCCAAAAAAATCAGCCTGCACCGGGTGACGCTGCAAGATGCGCTGGACCAAGGCTTTTTGTACAAGCTGCAAAAGGCGCTGCCCGATGATCATGAAGTGCAGGACATGGATGAGGCAGCTTATTTCGACTTCATCAAGTCCGGCTGCGCGGACGAAGAAAGCTTCCTGCAGGAATACATGTGCGAGCCGGCCGACGACGATTCGGCTTTTTTGGAATATGACCTGATCACCCGTTGCGAGTATGGCGAGAAGGAAGTTTGGGAAATCGACCTGGAAGAAAGCAAGCGCCGTGGCGCTAGGTTATTCGCCGGTCTGGATATTGGCCGCAAGAAAGATTTAACGGTGCTGTGGGTGCTGGAGCTGCTGGGCGATGTGCTATACACCCGCGCCGTCATCGAATTACAGAACATGAGCAAGCCCGATCAGGAAAAGGTGTTATGGCCGATCATGGCGCTGATGGACCGCACTTGTATCGATGCCACCGGCTTGGGTATCGGCTGGGCCGATGATGCCCAGAAGCAGTTTGGCCAATACCGGGTGGAGGCCGTGACCTTTACCAACCGCGTCAAGGAAGAGCTGGCTTATCCGGTACGCGGCCGCATGGAAGATCAGAAACTGCGCATTCCTTACAACCCAAAAATTCGCGCCGATCTGCGGGCCGTGACCAAGGTCACCACCGCCGCCGGCAATATCCGCTTTACCGCCGAACGTTCAGAAAACGGCCACGCCGACCGCTTTTGGGCGCTGGGCTTGGGCGTGCATGCCGCTAGTAACGGCAACACCGGAAACATTTACACACCCATGAGGCTGAAATGGCTGTAGCCGACCCCGTCATCGACCGCACTTCCGACCAATTCCTGCTGGACGCCTACAGCGGCCTGGGCGGGTTTGTCTACGGTTATTATCTGATCCGCCACCCGCGCGAATCCGACGATAAGTTTTTGCGTCGCAAGCAGCTGGCGGTATATCCCAACTTTAGCCGCAAGATCGTCGATGTGTTCATGGGCTTTTTATGGCGCAAGGATGTTAATCGCGAGACCGATGATTTGTATTCGGCCTTTGTCGAAAACGCCGATGGCGCCGGCAGCAAGCTGAATACTTTGCTGTTCAGCTACCAACGCCTGGCGATGATATTGGGCACGGTTTATGTGATCGTCGACAAGCCCAAGACCCAAGGCCAAACCAAGGCCGATCAGGCCTTGCCTTATTTGGCCTTGCGGTTGAAAAGCCAACTGGTCGCCGAGAAAAAAGACGCCGCCGGCGCTTGGACATCGGTGACGTTTAGCGAAGTGGACGACGGCAAAACGCTTTACCGAACCTATACCAGAACCGGCTGGACATTAAGCGAAAATAAAGACGGTTCCGATCCGATTGATCAAGGCGAGTACAACATCGGCCGGGTGCCGGTGGTGCGGCTGCATATCGCCAAGCCGTTGAACCCCAACGATAGCCATAGCCAGAGTTGGTTTTTCGATCTGGCCGGGCTGAATTGGGATTTGTTCAATACCCGCTCGGAGCTGCGCGAGCTGTTCCGGGCGCAAACCTTCGCTATTCTGACGATACCGGTTAACGATCAGGCCGAAGCCGAAAAGCTGAAGGATATGCAAATCGGCACCGAGAACGCCTTGACCTATAACCCCAACGGCGGCGGGAAGCCCGGTTACGTGGCGCCGCCCGATGGCCCGGTCAAACTGTATCTGGAGATGATCGCCGACATCGTGGTCAATATTTACCGGGTCGCCAATCTGGAGTTTGTCGGCGGCGTGCAGCAAAGCGGCGTCGCGTTGTCGTTTCACTTCCAGGAAGCTAATAGCTCGTTGAGCGGCATGGCCGAGATGTGCGAGGCCGCCGAGTGCGAAATTGCCCAACTGGTGTATTTGTGGCAGGGCAAAACCTTCGATGGCCATATCGATTATCCGGACGATTTTAACCTGACCGATCTGGCATCGGAGATCAGCACGGCGCTGGATGCCATCACATTGGGCCTGGGCGCGGAATTCGACAAGGCGCTGAAAAAACGCCTGGCCCGGCAAGTATTGGGCGACGACGTATCACCCAGCGTCATGACCGCGATCGACACCGAGATCGATGCGATGGGCGATGTTTATGGGGATAGGGTTAAGAAGGCGGCGGTATGAGAGCCTTTTTACAAATTGTCTGTTGGCTGTTTTTATTCGCCTGTCAACTTATCGGCTTCTTAGAATTGTTCATTATCGCCGTGAGTTTTATTGATGGTTCTGGAGCATGTGCAGAGGTTTCGGTATGGCATCACAAGATTTTCGATAACTCTTGCAAATGACCGTTATCGACCTACAGCAAGCCAAGCTAAACCGCGCTCCACACCGTGCAGGCCCCGCCCGTTGTTTGGGTTGCGGACATGAGTGGACCGCTGTCGCACAGTCGGGAGAAACCCGGATCGAATGCCCGGAGTGCAAAACCGATAAGGGTGTTTTTCAAGGCCTATGCTATCCCCAAGACGGTTATATCTGGCGATGCAACTGCGGCAACGAGTTGTTTTTGATTACGCCCGATGGCGAGTTATGCCCGGCTTGCGGCGTGTATGTTGATGGCGAACGATGAGTGCTGATTTTGGGAAATTTGGGTCAGCTACTGAGCATCCGCGATACATGGAGTCAATTAATTCGCGAAACAGAAGACGATGCCATTGTGGATGCAAAGCCAGTGCGACACATATAGGCATGGCTAATGGTGTGTGTTTGATGGTTGGCTGCAATTTGTACGTTAGACGCTGGGTCCGAGACGGTGTCATGATGCGGAGAGTCGCTACGCAATGACCGACTACCCCGAACTCTACCGCCGCCTGGCGAAAGAGATCATCAAACACGAAGGCAAGATCGAGGGCGAAGCAGCCGATTTCGTCGGCCAGCTGGTCAAAACCCTGCAAGCCGAAGGCCGCGAAATCACCCCGGCCGTGCAAGATAAGCTCACCGAGTATTTAACGGCCATGCAGGCGGCGATCAAGGTCGGTATTACCGATGCCGTTTCATTGGCTACCACCAACCTTCCAACTATTCCGCAGAACGCTACGGTGTCCAAGCTGGCCGAGAAAGCCTTTAACCAGCAATGGCCGGATGGTTTAAAACTATCGGATCGGCTATGGAATTGGGATGAATCCGCCCGCAAAGGGTTGACGAAAGTCATGCAAGACAGCGTTAAACACGGCAATAGCGTTAATAAAACCGTTTACGCCATGCAGCGCAGCATTGAGCGGGCCAATGGCGGCCAGCGCTTCAAGATCGTCGAAACCTATGCCGACGATTGGGTTAAGGAGTTGCATGAGTCGGCGGTAGCGATGATTCACGACCCCAGCGCCCGGGAAAGCTGGCAAGCCACGGTTTCCGAGATTGAAGACCGTATTTTGTCATTAAAATCCACCGGCACCCGGGCGGCGGCCGAACGGGTTTTCAGCCAAATCAAATTGGCAGTTGAGAAAGGCCGCGAGGAACTGGCCGACAAAGCCGTTAAATGGTGGCTGTACGACAAGCAGTTGTATAGCCTGAAACGCATCGCCCGTACCGAGATGGCCACTGCCATGCATCGGTCTGTTATCGCCAGCACCGAAAACGACGAAAGCATTGTCGGTTATCAATGGCGGCTATCGGCCAGCCATCCGGTGACCGACATCTGCGACTATTACGCAAGTGTTGAAATGGGCCTGGGCAAAGGCGTTTTTACCAAGGACGCCGTGCCGAAGCACAAAGCTCACCCGCATTGCATGTGCCTGCTGATTCCGCGCGTCACGCCGATCAAGCAGAAAGGCCAGCAGAATTACGCCGAATGGTTGCGCAACCTGTCGAAAGAGAAGCAGCGGGAGCTGTTGCCGGAATGGGCTAAAACGGCCATCGATAAAGGTACGCCTATCGAGAAGCTGGTCCGTCCCGATGGTTTGGGCTTGATTACGCTGGAGCAATACAAATCGACCATCGATCCATTTTTTGAAATGGTCAAAGACCTGAAGCAACAAGTTAAGGCCGCCAAAACTGCCGAATACTGGAAGCCCGACACCGAGCAAGCGCCTTGGCATGACGCCAGTTTCAAGGGGTCGCCTGTCTGGATCAAGGCGGCCATACAGCAGCATGATGGCGATTTCAGCGGCTTGGCGACTAAGGAAGGCGGCGGCGCTTGGTATCGTCGAGCCAGTCGCCAAATCCATATGGGCAACTATGATCTTGGTGACTATCAGGCGCAAGGCGTTTGGCGTCATGAGTATGGCCATTATCTCGATCATGCCAATGGCCGCAGCTACACCTATCGCAGTTCGTTTGAAGATTTCACCGATACCATTCGCAAAGAAACCGATGCGATTGTTCAGGCGTCCGGCTTTGGTCGCAGCAGTAAAAGCAAAGATGCTTTCTTAATCCAGCGGGCCGAGAGTTATAAAAACCTGACCGAAACGATAATTGCGCTAGACAAACCAGCAAGAAAAGCGTATTTAAACGATCAGGCAAAAAAGCTGGGGCTATCCTTGAAAGAGATAGAAGGCTTTTTTGCCAAGGAAACGGCACACGTCGATGATATTTTGGCGCGTGACGTTCGGATGAGTCTGGCACTTGAGGCTATTGGCCGGCAGGATGCGGTTTCGTTTGTCGAGGCCATTAACGGCAATGTTGATACGAAACAGCGCAGCCAGAATTATAAAAAGGGTTTGGTTGGTAATTTTTCCGATCTGGTTGGCTCGGCTGCTAAAAACAAGATTTTAGGCCATGGTCCGCATGGTATTGGCGGACATAGCAATAGCTACCTGAAAAACCCCGGATCATCGCAAACCGAGGTTTTCGCTAACCTGGCCGCTTTACTGGGCAGCGATAGCGATTTTTGGCATAAAACGACTAACCATTTTTACCCGGCGTTATCGAAACTGTTTAAAGAGATTTTGAGCAATGCAAACTAATGCAGCGACTAGCCCCATTGGCGATCTGTTGGCCGCCATCGAAGGGCGCCCCAACAATACAAATGAGTTTTCTAAAGCCATGCAGGCTTATATAGAGCGCTTTGGCTATATGCCGGTCGGCATCGGCATGCCCGAAGTAACGATCGCCATGCTGCAAGATGCCGTGTCATCCGGCGTTGAAATCGTTGAAAACACACCCGAAGACGCCACGGCTTAAAATAAGCCCGTTTTAGCCGCTTTTATCAATTACCCGCAACACTGCCCCAGCATTTTTAGTTTATACCCGTTAATTTGCCGTTAATGGGAGGATTTGAGAGGGTCTTGATCGCCTCGCCAGACTAAATTTCCATGCTTTCGGCATCGCCCGAAAAATTCCCCGCTTTTCTACCCTGAATGATGAGCTTCTGAAGCGCTTCACATTCTTCGCCGCATTGCCGTTTCGTATCCTGTCGTGGAATTCATTTTTTCCACCCAGCTCAGGATTCCGAACATGTTTAAAGTCCGTTACTCACTTCGCAATGCCGACACCGGTAATGCCGGCGGCGCACCAACCCCGCCAGCGTCCCCAACCGCACCCGCCGCGCCAGCCGTTGACGTGCAAGGCGAAGTCGCCAAGGCGTTGGTCGCTCAACAAGCCGACTTTGCCACGCAACTGGAAAAAGCCACCGGCCATAAAGACATCAAGTCTTTAACCGAAGCCAATCTGCAAGCGCAAGGCAAGCTGCAAGAGCTGGCCGACACCCACAAAGCCGAAGCCGGCACCTATAAATCCAAATACGAACAGGCCGCGATCGGTAATGCGTTGTTGGCGGCATCCGTCGATGCGGTTGACCCGGCCACGGTTAAAGACTTGCTGGCCGGCAAGGCCAAGGTCGACGACAACGGCAACGTCACTATCGACGGCAAGCCGGTTGCCGATGCGGTGAAAGCCTTGCTGGAATCCAAGCCGTTTTTGGCAAAGGCCGATGGCGGCACCGGTTCCGGCGCGCCTCAAAACGGCGGCAACAACGTGCAAACCAAAACCCGCGCCGAGTTTGAGGCGTTGGATCATGCCGACCGGCAGAAATTCGTCCGCGACGGCGGCAAAGTTATTTAAATAGGAACCCGACATGGCCAATACATTAACTAATTTAATCCCCGATCTGTATGCGGCGCTGGACGTGGTTTCCCGCGAGCAGGTTGGCTTTATCCCCGCCGTGACACTAAATGCCGACGTTGCGCGTGCCGCGAAAGATGAAGTGGTACGCTCACCGGTTGCGCCGGCATCGGCAGCGTCCGACATTACGCCAGGCGTTACCCCGCCCGATGACGGTGATCAATCTATCGGTAACCGTACCATTACCATTAGCAAATCCAGAGGGGTGAGATTCCGCTGGAACGGCGAGCAATCGCTCGGCGTGAATAACGGCCCCGGTGTGTTGAGCATTCGTGCCCAGCAGATTGCGCAAGCGATGCGCACCTTATGCAACGAGATCGAGTCCGATCTGGCCTTGCTTTATAAAACTTCGTCCCGCGCATACGGCACGGCCGGCACTACGCCATTTGGCACCGCTGGCGATTATTCCGACGCGGCGTTTGTGCGCCAGGTTTTGGTCGATAACGGTGCTCCCCCGTCTGATTTGCAACTGGTCGTTAATACGACTGCCGGCGCTACATTCCGCGGCAAGCAATCGCAAGCGCAAATGGCCGGTTCCGACCTGATGCAGCGCCAAGGGGTATTGATCGATCTGCATGGCATGTCGGTTCGCGAATCGGCGCAAGTGAAAAATCATACAAAAGGCACCGGCGCTAACTATTTAGTCAATAACGTGGCGGGGTATGCCATTGGCGCGACCGCCATTGCGGCCGACACCGGCACAGGCACCATTTTGGCCGGCGATGTGGTGACGTTTAACGGTAACACCGATAAACATGTAGTCGGCACGGCCTTGGCGGCCGGATCGCTGGCGCTGAACGAACCGGGTTTGCGGGCGGCCGTGGCGAACGATGTCGCCATGACTGTTGGCAATAGTTACGCGGCCAATCTGGCGTTTAGCCGGTCGGCCATCGTATTGGCAACCCGCGCGCCGGCATTGCCGGATGAAGGCGATATGGCGGTAGACCGTTATATGCTGACCGATCCGCGTAGCGGCTTGACGTTTGAAGTGGCGATGTATATGCAATATCGCCAGGTGAGCATCGAAATCAGCATTGCCTGGGGCGCGGCGAACTTCAAACCCGAGCATACCGCAACTTTGCTGGGGTAAGCCATGGCGACTAAAAAAGGCGGCGCGGCCGCGAAGAATGGCCCTGAGAAAAGGGAGCCAATGGCGGACAACCCGTCGGCGGCTCCCGCCTTGGCGGATGCGAATCAAAGCACAGCGGGCGTGGAGTCCACCCAAGAGGGTGCCGCGCCCCAAACGGATGCAACCAACACCTCCGAGACCACGGAATGGGACACTGCAAGCATTGGACGCCAGATAACGGACAACACGGGAGAGGCTAAGGAAGGGTTAGAACCTGCTCCCGCGCCCGGTTCGGCTGATGGTATTCAAAAGGAGGAGCAAGATGCAGGTTTGGATGTTAATGGCGCCGCTGCCGAGAGTGACAATGGACTTGGTTTTAAGGGAGCCGGTCTTGATTCCAGATTTGACCATGCTGCGGATGATGCTGAACAAAATCAACCCGAGGAAGTGGCCCTGGTGGCCATGTGCCGGGAAGAGCCGATACATGAAGGCGGCCCCACCGAAGCCGACGTGCATCCGGATGAAGTGGACAACTGGCTGGCTGCGGGTTGGGTGATTGAAGAATGATTTCGATCAGCATCGATCCCGGCAATACGCCATCGGTTTTGGAGGCCTTGAGGGATACGCGCAATGCTCAACTGGTAGCCAATGCGGCGGCGGAAAGCTATGTGGACGATACCCATGATTGGATCGATGCCGGCCATGCGTTTAAACCACGCACTGGCCAGCTGCAACAGGCGATTAATTGGCATCCCGGCGGCAATGGTTCCGCCGAGGTTTATGCCAATGCCGAGTATGCGGGTTGGGTTGAGGGCGGCACCGATCCGCATGTCATTGCCCCTAAACCCGGTCGGAAAGGTTTGAAAATCCCAATGGCCGGCGGCGGTGGTTACATTATCCGCCGCGCGGTCAATCACCCCGGCAGCAAGGCCCATCCTTTCTTCTTTGCCGATCTTGATAACCGCCAGCAACACATGCAGGAACGGGCGCTATCGGTTCTGGCGGCCAAACTGGCGCAGGCATCCTAAATGGCTAAATACGCAACCCTGGGCGACTGTGTCGATCCGTCCGTTACCGTATCGGCGTTAAACCTGGGCGAAGCCGATGTGTATGTCGATCTGGCGCTGGGCAATATCGGCATTACGCCGGCCCAGGCCGCCACTATCGCCCTGCCGAATGCCACGCTGACGGCCATCGCCTCAACCTGGGCAAAACGCTTGGCATGCATCGAAGGTGCCATCGGCGAAAACTCGCCGCTGATCGACAAAGCAAAACAATACGAAGCCAGCGCCAAGGCGATGGTTATACAACTTAATCGCACGGCGCTGGGGCTGACAGAGCCCACCGGCACCGGTTATAGCACGCTCACTTTAGGGAGAGGCTAAATGAAACAACTGACTGCACCGGATAAAACCGGCGAATTATTGCGCGCCGGCCAGCTGCTGACCGTGACGGGTAGCGCCTTAGTGGAATGGATTACCACTGGTGGGGTTAAGAATGGACCGGTAAAGGTTAGCAGTGATAGGGTTTTTGGGCCGTTTGACACGGACATTCAGCTTATTATTTCAGCATTAGATGGTGTAATTAATTATGAAATGAAAGTTTATGCTGAAAGCAGGGAGGTATGGCCGGCGACATCTTATGTTGAGAAACTAGGCACATTACCGACATTTATTGACATTACCGATGCTGTAGCCGATTACGCAGCCGTCGTCACTAATAACAGCCTTGTTGCAGAGTCGACTGATTTTCATAAATCGTCTGCAAAAACAATTCATCTGAATACCGTTGTCAACAACCCGGCGGGATCGGCGTATATTCAAGCTGATAATAAGTCGATAGCAATGTCGAACGATCTTGCTAATGTTCCATCGTTGTTTGTTTTTTACGCCCCTTTGCAGTGGGATGCTGCCAGCAGTGGACTTGAGCTGTGGTTGTCAAATGGCGCCGGACTATCAGGTACAAACCGATCCCGCGCTGACTTGAGCTACAAAGTGCATCCGGGCTGGAACGTTATTGCAATCGACAAACGTACAGCAAGTATTGACCCGTTTACCGCATCGTGGGTAGCAAATGGCACGGCGGGTATTGATTTTGCCCAGCCGATTGTCTCATATCGCGTCAAATTGTTTGGCGATACTGCGCGATATTCACATTTATATGTTGATTCATTCCTTGAAGGCTACCAAGAGCGTCCAAAATGTTGTTTCACAATGGATGATAATCGAGACACAGGCTACAGCATCGGCTATATACAAGCGCGGCGGCGAAATATAAAAACATCGATGTTCAATATTTTTGACCGCGTTGGCAGTGCTAATTATGCGACGCTGGCACAAATGCAGCAAATGGCCTCAGATCCACTTTGTTACATGGGGCTACATGGTGCAGCTCGATTTGACGGCCAGGGAAGCGGGGCGGGTACTGACCCGCGTACTGAAATGCTTAGAAATATTAATGGGCTAAAGACGCTTGGCCTATCAGATTGCAAATACATGGCGTGGCCGGAGGGGGCAATGGCTGGAAACGTTCCCAGTATATCGCTTGATGTTGCCGCTAGCTTAGGGATTGAAGGCGCTCGTTCGACACAAAAAAATTACCAATGGTTTTATAAGGGAGCCTATAACCCGTTGGCGATCAATAGCATCGCGCTTAATAACTCGACTACATTAGCGCAGGCCAAAACCGCTATCGATACAGCTATTGCTTGGGGGTGTTCAGTGGTGTTTTACAGCCATAAGTTTGGTGCCGCCGCAGACTCGGAGACTTGGGTAACACAGGACTATCTTGATTTACTCGATTATTTTCAGACAAAGAAAAACGCAGGGCTCATTGATGATATGAGGTTCGATGAATTTATGGAATATGGAAAGTCCGCAATTTAATTGCCATATTAAATTGATTTCGGTGTTCTGAACCCTTTCACATTCTCCGCAATATCCTCAGCCCCTACACTGTAGCCGTCATCAATACGCGCTACAGGTAGACCCGGATGAGCATCGAAGCTCTACAAGCCGCCCGCACCAAACTCATTGCCGACGCGCCGCTAACCGCGTTTTTTACAACGCGGTATGGCCGCGCCGCCAAGCATTTCATCGGCTACAAAAAACCCGTTAACGCCAACGATTTCCCTGCCATTTGTTATGTGCCGGCTGTGTCGCATCGCGCCGACGCCGTTGGCGGCTGGAGCAAGGAACGGGTAAGTCTAGTCGTCGCCATTCATGAGCCTGGCATCACCTCCGATCAATTTGACGGTGTTATCCAGTTGGCGGCTATCGAGCAGCTGATTTTCGCTTGTTTGGAGCCTGGCCAACTTGGGGCTAATGCCATTTATCTTGGCGAGGCGCGGGTGGTTAACGACTTGGCCATCCAGCACCCGTTTCATGAGATGGAAATCTCCATGCTGCTGGCGGCGCGTTAAACCTCATTTTTAAAGCATTGGAGACCGTCATGGCCGCAAAAGATAAAGCCGCACAACAATCCGATTCCCATCAGCCTGCCGAAGTCCGGACAGCTGAAGAGCAGGCCCCTAAGGCCGAAATACCGCACGATCCCGGCCACGGCCGCTGGATTCTGGACCCGATAACCGGCGAACGCCGTAACAATAACGAGGAGTAATCCATGTCGCTATTAAATAATAAGCGCGTCATCATCGCCAAGCTGGAAGGCACTTATGGCGTGGACGCTTCCCCTACCGGCGCCGATGCGTTATTGCTGAGGAATTTAACGCTGTCGCCGCTGGAAGGCGACGTGGTGCAGCGGGATTTTATCCGGCCATATTTTGGATCGTCCGGCGAGATTCGGGTTAGCAATTTTGCCAAGTTGGATTTCGAGGTCGAGCTGGTCGGTTCCGGTACGGCTGGCACCGCGCCACCCTGGGGCAAGCTGATGACGGCCTGCGCCTTTACTGAAACCTTGCTGGCGGCGGCCGTGGTCGGCACCGCGCAAGTCGGCGGCTCGACGACATCGATCAAACTGGCGGCCGGCGCTTCGGCTGTGGACGGCGCTTATAACGGCGCGACGATCGGCATCACGGCCGGCACCAATAACGGTACGGCGCGGGAGATTATTTCATATAACGGCACTACCAAGATCGCCACGGTTTCCAAAGCCTGGGCGGGTGCGCCGGATGCGACCAGTCAATACAGCATCGGGGCAATGGCTCAATATGCGCCGACTAGCGCCTTCGGTGCCAGCACCTCGCTGTCGTTGTATTTCAACCTGGACGGCGTGCGGCATATCCTACTCGGCGCGCGCGGCACGGTGTCGATCGATCTGTCGGCAAAAGCCTTGCCGGTGCTGAAATTCAGCTTTACCGGTTTGCTGGGGACTATTTCCGACAGTGCTTTGCCGTCGGTGTCTTTTTCCGGCTTCCAGGCGCCGCAAACCGTATCGACTGCGAACACCACCGATCTTAACTTGCAAGGCTATACCGCCGCGATCCTGGAAAAACTGACGTTCGATGTTGCTAACAGCGTGGTTTATCGGCAGCTGGTGGGAGCCGAGTCGGTATTGATCACCAACCGCAAGCCGGTCGGCAGCGCCACTATCGAGGCGGTGACGGTGGCGACGCAAGACTGGTGGACCAGTGCCAAAAATGCCGCGACCGGTGTTTTCGGCATCAAACACGGTTTAACCGCCGGCAATATCATTTCTGTCGTCTCGCCATCCATGCAGATTACCGCGCCGAAATACGCCGATTCCGATGGTATTGCGATGCTGGAATTCGGCATGCAGTTTATGCCGATCAACGGCAATGATGAATTGATCATCGTCGCTAAATAGGCGGCTTGGTTAGTAGGGAGTAGGAAGTGGGGAGTAAAACCATCCTTCTCCCCACTTTCTACTGCCCACTCACCACTCACCACTTACCCACTTATTACTCACAAGGCAAAAACATGTTTCAACTAGCAGGCCAATCCGACCATATTGTTTACCCTGTCAAAGTCGACTTTCTGGACGGCAACGGCAAGACCTCACCGAAAACCTTTAAGGCGCATTTTTTGCGCCTGGCGCAATCCGAGATCGATGAGTTGATTGAGAAATCGCAAGCCAAGGAAATTACTGATAACGACTTGGTGGTTAAGGTGTTCGTGGGTTGGGACGACGTGACCGACGACCAAGGCCAACCGGTGGAGTTTTCCCCTGTCATGCGTGACAAACTGCTGGAAATTTACCCGGTGCGCCCCAGCGTGATTGCGGCCTGGTTTGAAAGCATCGTTGGTGCAAAAAGAAAAAACTAATCGAGGCCGCGCAGTGGTGGGCGAATGGCGGCAAGTCTAAAAACGCCGAATTTGCCGCCGATTGCGCAGCGTTGGGCATTGAGTTACCGGCCGGATTTAAAGCGGCCGACCTGCATTTTAAGGTTTATCCGGAAAACTGGGATGCCGTGATGATGTTTATCTCGCTGTCCAGCCAGTGGCGGATCGGCGGCATGGGCGAAGTGTTTGGGCTGGATTATGCGGCGGTGGAGTCGGTGTTCCGGATCAAGCGGATGAAAGGACGTGCGGCACTGTTCGAGGATTTGCAGGTGATGGAAGACGCGGCATTAACGGTATTTAGAGAGGCTAGGCAGAAAAAATGAATAACGACATGGAACTGAAACTGAGAATTACAGCCGACGGCAAAGTGGCCGTTGCGTCTGTTAATCAGGTGGACCGTTCCGTGGTCGATCTGGGCAAGGATGCCCAAAAAGCTGGGGCCGATATGGCCGCCGGCATGAATGCCGCCAATCGATCGACTCAGGAGTTGGGCAAAGGCGTTGCGTCGGTTAGATCGCAAACCGCCGATCTTGCCTCTGTCGTGCGCGGCAGCATAGCCGGTATGGCTGGCAGCATTTTATCGGTCGGCGTGGCTGCTACCCTGGCCCGCGATATTCTTAATACCAACCGCAGCATGGAGATGTTGCGGGCGCAATTGGTATCAATTACGGGTTCCGCCCAAGCCGGCGCCGCGCAGTTCAAATTCATCCAGGACTTCGCCACGCGCACGCCATACGAGATCGATGGTTTAACCAAGACCTTTGTCACGCTGCAAGGCATGGGGCTAAACCCAACGCGCGAAGTCATGCAGGCATTGACCGATCAGGCGAGCAAATTAGGCGGCAGCCAGGAAACGCTTACTGCCATCGCATTGCAATTAGGTCAAGCCTACAGCAAAGGCAAGTTGCAGCAGGAAGACATGGTGATTTTGGCTGAGCGCGGTATACCGATCTATAAGCTGGCAGCCGAAGCGATGAATAAAACCGGCGCCGAGATTATGGAAATGTCGGCAAAAGGCGAGATAGGCCGCGATGCGATCGACGCCATTATTAAAAAAATGGGGGAACTGGCCAACGGCAGCAATGCCATTGCGATGGAAACCTTGAACGGTAAGATTTCCAATTTATCGGACGCCTGGCATCAATTTGAAGATACGCTGATGCAGGATAAAAGCGAGGGGCTAGTTAAAGGCATTGTCAGTTCTATGACTAATAGCCTGAATATCCTGCGGCGCAATATGAGTAGTGCTGTTGATGATCAAATCAGCCACCTGGAAGCGCGGATTAAAACCTATAACCAATCTGGCGCTATCGGCAAGGCGATATCGGATTATTCCGGTTACGACATCAATCTGGAAAAAAACCGGCTTGATGCCTTACGCAAGCAAAAAGCGGCTGAAGATGACCTGGCTAAATCGCAGCAACAGCGCGCCGCCAGTCAGACAGCCATTGCTCAAACCCAGCAATGGCTGGACGATTTGGCCGGTATTGATTCGGATAAACGGAAAGAGGCGGAAAAGAAAGCGAAAGCGGATGAAAAAACAGCCGCAACTAAAGCCGAACACGCCGCCCAACAGGCCTTGAATAAAGCCAAGCAAGAAGCGTTAAAAATCGAGGAGCGCTATCAAGCCTTGCGCGACCAGGCCCGCACATCTGATCAAGTGTTTATCGATACCGTCGATGAATATAGCCGCGCCTACAACACCCGCAATATCAGCCTGGAGCAATACATCATGCTGCTGGCCAAGGCCGATGATGCGCGGGATAAATCTCAGCAAAAGGCCAATCCGACGGTTCCGGCGGTTTCGCATTTCTATTCTGGCGGCATGAGTCAGTCGAATTACGACGCGGCGGATAAGGCGATTAACTCCGAGTTGGATCAGGCGGCTAAGTCGGCCGAAGAGTATGACCAATGGTTGAATAAGGTCGACGATAGTTTGAGCAAGATGGGCGCTACTAGTGCCGATGTATTTGACGGGGCGCTGGGTGGCATTCATTTGTTGACCGGTGCTTTTACCGATTTGTCTGAGCAAATGAATAAATTTGCAGCGGCACAGGCGGATAATTCAGAGCGTTTGAAGGAAGCCCAGAAAAATCCCATTGCCAATGCTTCGTTGATTGCAAAAGGGTTGGCGAAAGAAAAGCAACTGGAGAAAGAAAAAACGGTTTCCGCCATCGCCGGTATGAGCCAGATCGCCGGGGCAACCGCCAACTTATTTGAGAAAAAATCGGCGGCCGCTAAGGCTTTTCATGCCATCGAAATGGGGCTTTCCGCCATTCGTATTGCGATGCAGCTTAAAGAAACCGTGGTCAGTATTGCCGCAGGTGCCGCTAAATTCTTCTCACAATCCGGCTGGCTGGGTTTTGCCGGTGTGGCCGCCATGTTGGCAGTAATGGCGGGTTTGGGGTTTTCATCATCGAACAGTAGCGCCGTTGGCACCGCCGCCATTCCAACGTCGCCAGATAGTGGCACGGTGCTGGGCGATCCTACGGCAAAATCGGAATCGATCAACAATACCTATGAGCTTTTGAAAGACATTCACGCCAAGGAATACCGCGAGTTGCGCGGCATCAATTCCGGCGTGGCGGCGTTGAAAACTGGTATTACCGACTCGATTACTCGACTGTTTCAGGCTGGTGGTTTGCAAACGCCTAATGTCGGCCCATTGGGAACGTTCTCAAACATACCTTCCACTAAAGCCATGCTAGACCCTCATTTGCGCATGATCTTAAGTTTTACGACCAATGATCCGGTGTCAAAATTTTTGTTAAAGGGCATATTTGGCACCACTAAACGTGAAATCACAGGCGGCGGCATTTACGCTGGCGGAACCTCGCTTGCCGAGTTGCTTGCTGGCGGCCAAATTTCCGGCAGGCAATATACTGAAATCACCACCACGAAAAAAAGTTGGTTTTCCAAGAAAACCACGGTTTCCGAAATGCTGAGTTCGCTTGACCCTGAGTTTCAGGATTCCTTGTCAAAGATGTTCAGGGGCATGGGCACTTCAATGATCGCAATGGCTACCGAGTTTGGTGCGGACATGACCAATGCGGTGAATAACTACGTGATTCCAAGCCTGAAAATCAGCTTATACGGCATGTCTTCCGAAGACATGATCAAAACGCTGAACAATGTGCTATCCACCCAGCTGGATACCATGACGACGGCGATTTTCGGCAGCTTGATCGCCAAATATCAAAAACTCGGCGAAGGCTTGTTTGAAACCGCCACGCGCCTGGTCGCCGAAAAAGCCGTGGTGCTGGATGCGATTGATTTGGTTGGCAGCAGCTTTAAGGGCGATGCGGTGGCAATGGCCGATGGCTTGGTGACGCTGGCCGGCGGCATTAAGGAGTTTCAGGCGCAATTCCAGGATTATTACAGCAAGTTTTATAGCGAGTCCGAGCAGTTGGCCAATACCACGCGCCGGCTGACTCAGTCGTTATTGGACATGAATTTAATACTGCCGGATAGCCGGCAAGCCTACCGCGATTTGGTCAATGCTCAGCGGCTGGATACTGTCGCCGGTCGCGAGCGCTATAACCAGTTATTGTCATTGGCGGAAGCCGCCGATACTTATTATGCCGCAAACGAAAAATTGCGCGACAGCATGAAGTTGTTGACTGAAGACACGTTTGCCACGGCTGTGGACTACAAACGCTATTTGAGCCTGGCCAGCCTGGCAGGCATCAGCAAGGCGACTGATTTGTTGCCAGCCAACCCTAACAATACTTTTATGCCGACCGGCAACCCTGCTCAGTTGTTTCCCGGCATGGCTCCCAGTCCGGTGGCGACGGCCATGACTACGGTGGCGCAAAGCAACGATGCGGTTGCCGAGCAATTACGGCAATTGCGCATCGAGCAGCAAGCACAAAGCGTGGCGATTGCCCAAAATACTGCCGACGTGGCCAAGATCATTAAACGCTGGGAAGGCGATGGCCTGCCGGCAACGAGGGTAGTCGCATGATGCTGATCCGCCCTTTTATTGTTAATGATGCGGCGTTAACGGCCTGCAATATCCCCGAAACCGATTACACAGCTTGGGCGGTTGGCACTACTTATGCGCTGGGTGCGCGGGTGCGAGTGGTCGCCGCCGATGTGCATAAGGTGTACGAGTCATTGCAGGCTGGCAATATCGGTCATACGCCGGCCACGTCGCCGACTTGGTGGCTGGAAGTGGGCGCGACCAACCGCTGGAAGTTGTTTGATCAATCCATCACTTCTCAGGCATCGAATGCCGACAGTATTGATGTGACCTTTGCGACGATAGGCCGGATTGATTCCGTGGCGCTGTTGAACATTGCCGCCGCCTCGGTGCGTATCAAAATGACCGATGCGATCGACGGCGTGGTGTATGACAAAACTACGTCGTTGGTTTCCGATAGCGGCATTACTGATTGGTATGCTTATTTTTATGAGCCGATTGTCCGCAAGACCGATTTTGTTGCCTACGATTTGCCGCCGTATTCCGCGCCGACTATCCAGATTATTTTAAGCGATCCGGGTTATACGGTTTTGATGGGTGCGTTGGTGATGGGCTTTAAGAAGATCATTGGCGGCACACAGTTTGGCGTCAAGGTTGGTATTCAGGATTACAGCGTTAAAACCCGTGATACGTTTGGAAATTATACGATTCTGGAGCGGACATTTAACAAGCATGCCAATTTCACATTATGGGTTGATTCCGGCTATGTTGACCAGCTGCATGCGCTGCTGGCCAGTTACCGGGCCACGCCGATTGTCTATGCCGGCACCGACGAATACAGCTCAACCGTGATTTACGGTTTTTATAAAGACTTTTCCATCACCATTGCTTATCCAACAGAATCAATCTGTACATTGGATATTGAAGGACTGACTTAATGGCTATTACTGCGCTTCCTCCCGTTCCGTCGCGTAGCGATACGCCGGCGGATTTTATTACCAAGGCCGATGCGTTTCTGGCGGCGTTACCGTTGTTTCGTACCGAGGCGAATGCCATGGCCGCTGCAATGACGTTGAACGCCGTCAACTCGACCAGTGTCACGAGTTTGAGTATTGGCACCGGGCTTATTGCTTTGACGGTTGAAGCCGATAAGAGTTATGTACCAGGCATGACGGTTAAGGTTGCATCGACTGTTGATGCAACCAATTGGATGCTGGGCGACGTAACGTCATACAACCCTACAACTGGCGCGCTGGAAGTTAATGTCTCGACTGTTCAGGGTTCTGGCGTATCGTTGACGGCATGGACTATATCCAGTTCTGCGCCGGGTGGCGCTGCGCTGAATGGTTCGCCCAGTCAGGATTTTTCAGTTCGTAATTTGTATCAGCAATTGGGTTCCGATATTGCCAGTGCTGCGACAATCGATCTGGATGCGGCGAATGGGGATACCGTAGACGTTACTGGAGCAGCATCTATCTCGGCTATTACACTGGCCGCCGGGCGGGTTAAGCGTCTACACCACACGGGCGCACAAACCTTGGTTTACTCCGCCAGTTTGATTACGCCTGGCAGTAAAAATATCAAAACTCAAGCGGGCGATTATTCTGTTTGGATAGGTTACCCAGGTGGGATTGTTAGGTGTATGGCATACCTGCCTGTTAATGGTTTGGATGATGTTGGCTTTATTAAAGCGTTTGCCGGAACTGCCGCGCCGGCCGGCTATTTGGCTTGCCCTACGGTTGCCACGAATATTTCCCGGACAACGTATGCGGCGTTGTTTGCGGCGATTGGGACGACCTGGGGTGCTGGCAATGGATCTACTACGTTTGGGATGCCTTGGTTTCCGGCTAATTATGCCTTGGTTCAAGGTGGTACGGTCGGATCGGCAACGGTTGGTCAGATGCCATCCCATACCCATGGGATGCCGGCGTATAACGCCGCCGCATCAAATGGATCATCAAATACCGTGTTGCAATCTACAACGGCAAATTCTTCAGTCACTACCGATGCGGCCGGTTCAGGCTCTGCTAACTTGGCCGCTGGTCATCGTGTCTTAATGTGTGTCAAATACTAATATGAAAACAGTTTATTTATATGATGAAGCCACCGGCGCTTATATTGGCCAGTATGACTGCCATGAAAGCCCTCTCGAACCCGGTGAGTATTTAGAGCCCGTCTATTCCGTTGATGTTGCCCCTGAAATCGTTCCTGGCTTTTGGCCGGTGATGGTCAATAATGATTGGGTTAATGTCGAAGATCATCGCGGACTTGCCTTTGAAACGTCGACGGGCAATAACGTTAATCATGATGCGCTAGGGCCTTTGCCAGGTCATTTAACGGCCACGCCTAAGCCGGATCATTTTTCCATTTGGAATGGTACGGCCTGGGCAATTGACTATGCATTGGTGAGGGCCGAAAAGATCAAAGAATTAAGGGCCGCTTGTGCGGCTCATATTGTTTCTGGCGTTGATCATAATGCTCTTGGAACTGTTCATCATTATCCGTCGACTAAGGATGATCAGGCATTTTTGAATGCTCGTTTTGCTAAGTCACAAGCGCTAGGTGTAAGCGGTGAGCCTTATAAATTTATGTGCAAGGATTCTGCCGATAATTGGGCTCGACGTGACCATACAGCGCAGCAAATTAACGATGTTGCGCTGGCGGTAGAAGCGCATGTGACTGATGCGTTAAATCGGTTGGATTTGCTGTTGGCTCAGTTGGCTAAATCGGCAGACGATATGGGGGCAATTTCGGCTGTTATTTGGTAGAATTTCCCCGCCAAATATGTCGCAAAACTTCGCCAAAAATCGCGCGGCGTTACAGGGTATTTTTGTTTTGCCAGGGGATCGGACCAAGAATGGTGAAGATCGGATTGTGCCGTTAAACAGCACGGCAAAGGCCATAATCGAAGCTCAACGCGGTAAACATGTTGAATACGTGTTTACGTTTAAAGGCGAACCTGTGCAACGTATCAATGGGGGAGCCTGGCGTAAGGCGAGAGAGCGAGCAGGACTCGCGCAATGTCGCGTACACGATCTACGGCATACCTTTGGACGTCGATTGCGGGCAGCCAATGTGAGCTTTGAAAATCGGCAGGATTTGCTGGGCCATAAATCTGGCAGGATCACCGACCACTATTGCAAGGCAGAGGTAGCGGGGCTTCGCGAGGCAGTTGAAAAACTAAGTCGCGTAAATCTCGCGTAAGCTAAATTTCAGGCATAAAAAAGCAGTTCTGATTTCTCAGTAACTGCTTGATTTTAAATCGGTATCGTTGGTGGGTCGTGTGCGATTCGAACGCACGACCATCGCATTAAAAGTGCGGTGCTCTACCGGCTGAGCTAACGACCCAAACGATTTAGACATTATAATCTTTTTTCATAAATTTGCAACATTTTTTAATTCCTAATTTAAGCTTTAAGTAAAACGCTTGCCATAATGCCGAGGCTTTGTTTAATTCGAGGCTTTAATTACAGCAATTTTTCGCTTTGCTGTCGAAGCGTTGCTCTGGATGCTGCGTGCAAATTGATTTAGGAATTTTGGAAGTTCTAATGCCAGAATACCAGCATTAGAACTCGATGGGTATT